CAGATCACGAAACGCATCACAGATGCTAGGCAGCGCGCGACCGACCGGGCGACGGCGCTCGACGGGAAGACGGTCAACCGGGGCGATGGGCGGCCGTCGTTAACGGACAGTGCTAACCTTGATATTATAAAGGTTTCTGATGCTGGGGCGGGGACAAGTGCCGAGTATCTGGCCCGTCGAATCGCCCGCGATCACCCCGACATCCTCAAGCGGATGCAAGCCGGCGAGTTTCGGTCCGTCCGGGCCGCCGCCCTTGAGGCTGGCATCGTCAAGCCCACCGCGATCGTCCGCGTGGACGACCCCGCGGCGACCGCGCGCGTACTGCGTAAGCACCTGACCGCCGAACAGTGCGCCGAGCTGGCGCGCCTACTCACCGAACCCATCCGGAAGCCCGCACCCCCAGCCGGGGAAAGCGCACCGGAGCAACACCACGAGGAAGGAGCATCGGCCTAGTGCCATGGTTCCTGGTGGACGACCGATTCCACTCCCATCCCAAAGCGGCAGCCGCGTCGTTGGCCGCGCTCGGGCTGTGGACAGTGGCAGGGTCATGGGCTCGCGACCACCTGCAAGACGGTGAGATCCCCGAGCACATGATCACGTCGCTGTCGCGTGGCGCGACCGGACTAGCGGACGAGCTGGTGTCATGCGGGCTGTGGAGGAGGACGAAGGCGGGCTACCGGTACCACCAATGGACGGCCGACGGAGACGGATCGCCCCGCAACACGACCCGATCGGAAGCGATCGCGCAACGCCAACGCAAGTCATCGGGGGGTGCCCTCGGCAACCATCGGAGGTGGCACGCCGCCCGCGGGGTCAACGTGGACGACTGTGCCTACTGCCAGCCTAAACGTGGCTCACCTACCGATCGGACCACCGATCGGTCTACCGATAGGGGTAGCGATCGGACTCCGAATCCCCCTGTACCTGTACCTGTACCTGGTCCTAACGGTGGTAAAGGTGGGGGAAAAAGCTCACCCACCCCGGCCGTCCACAGCCCACCGACCCCCCCTGTGGACAACCAACCCAGGCAACCCCCGCCGCGGCACTGTCCGCGGCACCCGGACGGCACAACCCGCAACTGCGGACCCTGCAAAGACGCCCGGCTGGCGTGGTTGGCGTGGGAGGCCGACCGCACCACCCGGTGGCAGACCGCGGCCACGTGCCCCGACCACCCCGCCCAACTCGCCGACCACTGCTCGACCTGCCGCTCCGAGCGGCTGGCCAGGAAGGACCCACCATGACCACCCACCAGCCACCCGACCCGCCACCCATCGTCAACCTGGTCGCGGAAAAGCCAAGGCGGTGCACCGCGCCCACCGCCGACGGCTCGTGCCGCTGGCCGCTGTCCGCCGGCCCGTGCCCGTGGCACCTGGACGCCGGCTCCGGCCTGTCCGAGCAGGAGATCCGCGCCCGGGCGATCGACGTCGCGAGCTACGTCATCGGCGACGTGTCCGGCACCGTGAACGGCGTCGCGAACCACCTGATCGACTTGGCCGAGCCGTTGGTCGACTGGATTCGCGACGGGTCCCGCCCCGGCGACGGCGGCGAGGATGACCGGGACCGGCGCCGATGACCGCCACCACCGCCGGGCTGTGCGGCCACCGCTGGCCGGTGCTGACCGCCGCCGTGTACCACGCCTGCGCCCGGGCGCCCGGCCACCGCGATGACCCCGCCCTGTGCCGGCCCGGCACCTGCGAGTGCCGGTGTGGAGCCACCACCCACGCGAAACACGGATGGCCTAAGACGTCCTTCGACGACGAGAACAACAACCGGTACCAGGCCAACGCGCCGCTTGTGGTCTGGTGCGGCAGGTGCCGGCAACTGCTACCGGCGGATGAAGCGTGGGCGAAGATCGCGGCGTGGGTGGACGCCGAGGCCGAGCGGATCCTGCTGGGGAAGATCCAGAATTGGGCGGGCAGTCAGGTGACCGTCGTCGGCGCGAGGAGAGACGCACGTGGCCGCATTGAGCTGGAGTTTGAGGAGACCCCCCGATGACCGCCACCGACCCGACCCCGCAGCCGGCCACGCACGCGTCCGGCCCGCTCGCCGGCCAGCCGGTGACCCCGACCCCTGTCGAGCAGTTGGTGGAGCACATCGCCCACCACCGGCCCCCCGGCCGGCCGGTTGTCGACTGCCAGTGGTGTCCGGAGCCGGAGCCCGAGCAGGCGCCTGTGGTGGTGCTGGAGGATGCGCTGTGCCGCCGCGTGTGGGCCGCCGCGCTGCGGTACGGCGCTGCCCATCTGGCCACGATCGGGCTGAGTCGCGGCCCCGACGCGCTGCGGGATCTGGCCGACCACATCGACGCTGGCGCGGTCACCCCGTGGGCCGACCCGCCGGAGCCGCCCGCCACGCCCGCCCAGCCGGCCGGAGACGCCACCGCAGCCGCCGGCCCCACCCCGGAGCCCACCGGCCCGGCTGCGCTGGACCTGGACGCCATCGTGGCCGACCATCTCCGCCAGTGTGGACCTTGCGACTTCGGGCTGGTCGAGATGAGGTGCAACTGCCCCACCGGCGATCCACGGGTGGCTATCTCGCGGCTGGTGGCCGAGGTGCGGCGGCTGCACGTCGAGCTGGTGGAGACGCGCACCGAGGCCGGCCACATGCGCGACCGCATCGCGGAGCTGGACGCCCCGGCGGCCCCGGATGACCAGCGTCGCTGCCCGGTCGCCCACCCGGCGCACGGCCAGTGTGAGCTGTACCAGGGCCACCGCCCCGCCGGCGACCCGGACCGCAGGCACCGCACCGGCGCGCTGGAGTGGTTGACCGACGCGGAGATCCGGGCGTGCGCGCTGCCACCGCTGGCCTCCTACGCCGGCACCGCGGACTTACAATCCGGGCCGGCAAATGCAAGCGAGTCGGCCGGCGGTCCCGGGTGGGACCGGGAGACGATCGTCGGACTCGCCGACGGGTTGGCCGCTGAGGTGCGGGGCACCGGGCTGATCAGCCCGGAGCGGGTCGTCAAGCTGCGGCGTCAGGTGCTGGCACTGCTCGCCGACCGGGACCTGCTCGCGGGCCGGGACCGGGCGTTGAGGGTCGAGGCGGAGATCAGCAACGGACTCCGCGTCGACCTGGCCGAGGTGACCGAGTCCGAGATCCGGGCACGCGCCGAGGTGGCCCGGCTCACCGCCGAGCTGGAGCACGCCAAGGCTGACCGGCAGGACCTCTGGGACACCCGCGACAAGCGGGGATGGTGGGCCGAGGCCGCGGCTGAAACGCGCGCGCAAGCTCGGGACGCCTGATGGCTGAGTGCGCCGTCTGCGGCAAGCCGGTCCCGGACGTGGCCTACGTCGGGGCCGAGTGCGAACGCGACCTGGCCGGCCGGCTCCGCGACACGGCCGACCTGTGGCCGGAGCTGCTCACCACCGCAGCCGGCCAAGCCAGAATGGCCGACCCCGGCCCACGCGCCCGTGGGCTGGCACCACCGGAGCCGATCCGCCCCGACATCGGTGGCGCCGACCAGCAGCCAGGCCCGCCCACCGGACTGCCGTTCCGCTGGCACGCCGCGGAGGTGGCCGACGCGGTCCGCAACACGGTGACCACCTGGGCGCGGCTGGTGCTGGCCGAGCGTGGCGGGCTTGTTCCGGACCCGACCACTACGCCCGGTTTGCTCCGCTGGCTGGCCGGCACGCTCGGCTGGTGCCGCTACCAGCGCTGGGCGGGCGAAGCGTGGGATGAGCTGGGTTACGCCTGCTCCCGCATCACCCCGGCCGTGGACCGACCCCCGCCCCGGCTCGACGCGGGGGAGTGCATGGCCGAGCTCGAGGACGGCACCCACTGCCCCCAGCGGCTCTCAGCGCCACCAGGAGCCCGGCTCATCCACTGCCCCAGCTGCGGAGGCCACTGGGACCCTACGGACCGCTCCACGGTCATCCTGGCCGCCGCGCAGCACGTCCTGGGGACCGCGGCCGAACTGTCGGCGTGGCTGAACATCCACGGCCACCCCACACAAGCCGCCACCGTGCGCCGCTGGGCGATGCGCCGCCAACTCCAGCAAGGCGGCGTCGACCGCAGCGGCAACCCCACCTACCCGTTCGGCCGGGCCATGCAACTGCGCACCCAGCTCTGGGGACGGCGCGGTACCAGCAGGTCAGCGGCATGATCGTGCTATCGTCACGCAAAAGTGCCAGTGGACGAGGTGTGTCCTGATGAGCGACCCGTGGACTCTGATCAGCCGGTTCGCCGCCCGGCAGGCCGGCCACGCCACCGCGGACCGGCTACGCCACCACCGCGAGCTCGCGGACCTCGCCGAGCTGGAGGCCATCACCGGCGAGACCATGGCCGGGGCGAACTACCGGCTCGCCTACGCCCTGGCAGACCTGACGCGGGAGTGCTGGCGCCGAGTCGCCCGCAACCCGGCCACCGCACTACTGCCACCGGTTGCCGTGGCAATCATCCTGGCCGCCTACCGGGAGATGATCAGGACATGAGCGTCGAGTTGCGCCAGCCAGCGGCCAGGGTGACCATGTGCCCCATGAGAGTACCCACCGACCCAACCAACCCCACCTATGACCAGACGTTCACGGTCGGCTTCTGGCGCTGGCTCACCAGCTCAGCCGCCGAGCGCAAAGAGTGGGCCAGGCGCCGCAACGCCGCCACCCCCACCAGCCGCTCAATGCGCAAGCTCAACCAGGCCGAGCAGTGGGCAGCACGCAAGCAGGCCGAGCAGGACACCCGCCGCACCAACCCCAACCAGTAGCCCCCCAACCCCACACCCCCGGGGGCAGCACCCCCGGGGGTGACCCATGCCAGGCGACCGGCTCCACACCCACCGCCGCGCGCGCATGGCCAAGGCCGCCATGTTCGCCACGCTCGGCCGGACCTGCTGGATCTGCGGACACGGCGGCGCCACCGACGCCGACCTGATCGTGCCGAAGTCGATCGCACCCGACCAGCCGCTGACCCCCCGGGCATACCGCCCGGCGCACGGCGTCCGCGGCTGCCCCACCTGCGGCCGGAAGTGCAACCAGGAACGGGGAGCCAAGCCGGCCACCCAGGTCTGGCGACCACGCATCGACTGGTGAGAGTGCGACAACGCTGTGACCAGGGGCGGGACGGTCGATTCTTCAAGATCGGGAGGCGGACGGAAACCCCGCCACCTTCCGTCTTGCATACACGGCGTTTTACCTAACCAACCCACCCACGGAAGGAATCATGGCCGGTCGGACGAGACCGCTCCGCGCGGTGAAGCAGGGCGAGTCGGCGCCACGCGCGAAGCCTCTGACCGTGACGGCCGCGGCCAAGGACGGCAACCGTCGGGATCTACTGATCGCACTGCGGGGCCGGATCGCGCAGACGGTGGAGAACGCGGACACGCCACCCCGGGATCTGGCTGCGTTGTCGCGGCGGCTGCTGGAGATCGCCAAGGAGATAGAGGCGATCGACGCCCACGACCAGGAGGGCGAAGTTGGCGCAGCAGCTGCAACCCCAGACGAGGAGTGGGCTGCTACCTGAGGCCCGCCACCTGATCTTGCCGAAGGGCATTCGCTCGTCCGGGTTCCCGGCGGTCCGGGAGACGTGCCGGAGCATCGGCATCGAGTTCGATCCGTGGCAGCATGATCTGAACAAGTGCCTGTTGGCCAAGGACTCCGCCGGCCTGTATGCCGCGGACACTGCGGTGATTTCGATTCCCCGGCAGGTGGGCAAGACCTGGGACGTGGGCGCGGTGGCGTTCGCGCTGTGTATCGCGATACCGGAATTGACGGTGGTGTGGACTGCGCACCGGTTCAAGGTGTCGCGTGAATCGTTCAATGAGATGCGCGCCTGGGCGAAGAGCCCGCTGCTCGCCCCGCACATCGACTACGACGAGATCACTACGGGTGCGGGCAACGAGTGCATCCCGTTCCGCAACGACTCCCGGATCGTGTTTGCCGCTCGGGAGCGGGGGGCGATCCGCGGGTTCACCAAGGTCGGGATGCTGGTGCTGGACGAGGCGCAGATCCTGACCGAGGTGGCGCTGTCGGACTTGGTGCCGACGACGAACCAGGCGCCGAATCCGCTCATCATCCTCATGGGTACTCCACCGAAGCCGACGGACCCGAGTGAGGTGTTTGTCCGGCTACGGCAGGAGGCGCTCGATGGTGAGTCGAATGACGTCTTGTACGTTGAGCTGTCTGCCGACGTGGACGCCGACCCGGACGACCGGGCGCAGTGGCGGAAGGCGAATCCTTCGTATCCGAAGCGGACGCCGGAGCGGGCGATCCTGCGACTGAAGAAGCTGCTGTCGGTCGAGGATTTCCTGCGTGAGGGCCTTGGCGTCTGGCCACCGAAACCCGGCTCGCGGATCATCCCGTCCGATCTGTGGGCGGGTCCACTGTCCGCGCCGGGTGCTGAGCGGCCGGCGCAGGTGGCGTTCGCGTTGCATGTGAACCCGGACCGGACCCGGGCGGCGGTGGCCTACGCCGGCCGGCGCCCGGATGGGCTGATGCAGGTGGGGCTGGTGGACTGGCGGGCCGGTACGTCGTGGGTGGTGGACCGGCTGGTGGAGTTGCGGAAGCGGTGGAGCCCGGTGGCGGTTGCGGTGGACACCCGCAGCGAGGGTCTGCTTCTGGACCTGGAGAAGGCGGGCATCACCGTCCCGAAGGATCCGGACGTGCCGGAGCCGGGTGACCTGGTGATCCCGACCGCTGCTGACACCGCCGCGGCCTACGCGATGTTCGTGGACACCGCTCGGGCGGAGCGGCTGCGGCACGCCGATGACGCGCCGGTGAACACCGCGCTGGCGAGCGCGCGCACCAGGCCGCTGGCCGGTGGGGCGACGTGGGACCACCGCGGTCCGGGCGAGGCGGGGCCGCTTAAGGCGGCGACCCTGGCGTTGTGGGCGTTCGAGGCCCGGGCGCATCTGCTGGCTGTGGACTACGACCCGCTGGCGAACATCTTCTGAGGGAGGGGTGTCGTGTCGACGTACGTGTATGGCATCCCTCGTAGCCGGGCGGCAGCCGGGCCGCGGCGGCGTCGGTGGGTGCCGGCGGTGGCGGCCGGGCTGGGGCATTCGCTGCGGCTGTTCCGCCGGGTGTTGGCGTTCGTTCCGGGGCTGGCCGGTGCGGTGGCGATCTCGGTGGGGGCGTGGTTGGCGTGGCCGCCGGCTGGCCTGGTGGCGGCCGGGCTGTTTCTGCTCATGCTGGATCGGCGTATGTCGTGAGCGTGTTCTTCCGCTCCCGGCCGCCGCGGGCGCAGACCCGGGACGTGGGCACTCCGCAGCCGTTGCATCAGGCGCTGCTGTCGCTGGTGCGGCAGCAGTTCAACGAGGTGGACCTGTCGGCGGCGGAGTCGGCGTTGCAGTCCGTGGCGGTTCGTTCGGCGGTGGACCTGATCGCCAGTGTGGCCAGCGAGTTGCCGGTGGATGTGTTCCGCGGCAAGGGCGCGGCCCGGCAGGAGCTGCCGCTGCCGGGTTGGTTGGAGGACCCGGACGGGTCCGAGCAGGGTCTGCCCGACTGGTGCTACCGGGTGCTGGTCAGCTGGCTGCTGCGGGGCAACTTGTACGGCGATGTGCTGGAGCGTGGCCCGGGTGGGGTGCTGCGTCAGGTGGACATCTTCCACCCGGACCGGGTGCATCCTCAGCTCGAGGATGGCCAGGTGGCGTGGTTCGTGGAGGGCCGGGAGGTCCGCTCGATGTTGCACCGCCGGGTCAACCCGGTGCCGGGTCAGATCCTGGGCCTGTCGCCGGTGGCCTACCACGCGTGGACGATCGGCCTGTCGTTGACGGCTACCCGGTTCGGGTTGCAGTTCTTCCGCGACGGGGCGCATCCGGGCGGGGTGCTGCGTAACACCGAGAGCCCGTTGGACGAGACCCAGGCAAAGAAGGCGAAGGACATCTTCCTGGCCGCCCTGCGTGGCACACGCGAGCCGCTGGTGTTCGGCAAGGGCTGGGAGTGGCAGCAGATCCAGCTCAACCCGGAGGAGTCCCAGTTCCTGGAGACCCAGGGTTTCTCCGCGGCCGAGTGCGCGCGGATCTTCGGACCGGGTATCGCGGAGATCCTCGGCTACGGCGGTGAGGGTTCAACGCTGACCTACGCCAACCTGATCGACCGGGACCTGCACGTGTTGAAGTACGCGCTGAACCGGTGGCTGCGCCGGCTGGAGCGGCTGCTGTCGGAGTTCCTGCCCCGGCCGCAGTACGTGCGCCTGAACCGGGACGCGTTGCTGGAGACGGACACGTTGAGCCGGTACCAGGCGCACGCGATCGCGCTGGACAAGCGGTTCAAGGTCGTCAACGAAGTGCGGGGCAAGGAAGACATGCTGTTGGTGGAGTGGGGCGACGAGCCGAACGCGACCCCGGGCGCGGCACCGCCGAGCAACGGACCGGACGAGCAGCCCGGGAATGAGGAGGGCGACCAGTGATGCGCTCGATGCGTGGCCTGTACGTGATCCGGGGCGGCTCCGCCGTCCCGAAGTTGGCGCCGCTGCGGGCCGAAGGCGATGACCCGGACGCCCCGGCCGATGGCCGACTCGGGACGCTGGAGGTCGACTTCTCCCGCTTCGACACCTGGTATGAGATCGACAGCTTCTTCGAGGGCCGGTTCCTGGAGCAGGTCAAGCGGGGAGCGTTCAAGAAGACCATGCGGGAGCAGGGCTCGGCGGTCAAGGTCATGTTCAACCACGGGTTTGACATGTTCCTGGACCAGAAGCTGCTGTCTGTGCCGGAGGTGCTGGAGGAGCGGGAGCAGTTCGCCCATCTCGAGGGCCCGCTGTTCCGCGGCACCCCGGAGCTGATCGTCGAGGGCCTGCGCGCCGGCGCGTACGGGTCCAGCTTCATGTTCTCGGTGATCGGCGAGAAGTGGAGCCGGGCGCCGGACAAGTCGGCACAGAACCCTGAGGGGCTTCCCGAGCGCACGATCACCGAGGTGCGCCTGTTCGAGGCCGGTCCGGTGACGTGGCCGGCCAACCCGGAGGCGACCGCCGGTCTGCGCTGCGGCACGGACTGGTGGGCCGACCAGGTACAGCGTCACGACGCGGACCGGTATGACGAGCTGGTCCGCTCATTCGCAGCTTTCCGGGCACTGCACGGGCTCGGCACCCCACCCCGTGGGGCCGCCGGTTCGGGCGCGCCCAACCCAGGTACGCCGGCATCCGATGACTCGGACCGCCACGTCGAGGGACCGGCGGCAGCACGCCGCCGCCGTCTGGCGCAACTGCACCAGGCGATCGACACCAGTGGCACGCGGCGGAAGGTCCCGTCGCACTGAGTCCGGAGGAAGTCATGGCGGTGAAGGTCCAGTTTCGCAAGGCGGAACTGACGATCGAGGATGCCGAGAAGCGGCTGACCGAGATCGAAGCGGAGATGAAGGAGCTCGACAGCGAGGCCGGGGACGGCGACCTCGACGAGGAGCAGCGCTCGACGTGGGAGGAGCTGGACGGCGAGCACAACGAGCTGGCGCTGGCGACTCGCAAGGCCAAGCGTGGCGAGCGGCTGCGTGTGTCCCGCGCCAAGTGGGACTCCATCCAGGTGGGTGGGCGCAAGGATGACCCGTGGGAGGGTGACGTCCGGGTGATCCCGGAGCGTCAGGCGCTGTCCCGGGCGCGGCAGGTGGTCGACAGCAAGGAGATCGGCGGGCATCTGCGGGCCGACCAGAAGGAGCACCTGGACAAGCTGCTCCGGACCCGCAACGCCAGCATGGACGGGGACGTGCTGGCCAGGCTGCTGCTGGCCACCCAGGACCCGCACTACCGCAGCGCGTTCCAGAAGTACGCCAGCAACTCGCAGGCGTTCACGTCTGAGGAGGCGACGGCGATCGAGGTGGTCCGCCAGACCAAGCGGGCGCTGTCGATCGGCGGTTCAGCCGGTGCCGACGGTGGGTTCGCGGTTCCGGTCCTGATCGACCCGACGATCATCATGACCGCGCAGGGCAGCGTGAACGACATCCTGCGCCTGGCCCGGGTGGAGACCATCACCACCAACGAGTGGAAGGGCGTCTCCAGCGCCGGCGTGACGTGGAAGTTCGACGCCGAGGCGGCCGAGTCCACCGACAACTCGCCGTCGGTGGCGCAGCCGACGGTGACCACCAAGCGCGCCGACGGGTTCATCCCGTTCAGCATCGAGATCGGCATGGACTGGCCCGGCTTCGCCGAGCAGATGTCAGGCCTGCTCAGCGAGGGCTACAACGAACTGCTGGCGGACAAGCTGACCACAGGCACCTCGGCCAACAGCCCGTCGGGTCTGATCGCCAAGCTGGTCACCATCACCAACTCGCGGGTTCCGCTGGACACCGCGGCGACGATCCAGGGTTCGGACATCTACGGCCTGTGGGCGGCGCTGCCGCAGCGGTTCCGGCGCCAGCCGAACACCGCCTGGATGTCGTCCACCGACGTCCAGAACACGATTCGCCAACTGGGCACCGTCGACCCCAACTTCTCGGTCGACATCACCCAGGAGGCCATCCCGCGGCTGTTCGGCCGCGAGTACCCGATGAACGACTACATGGCGGATGTGCCGGCCAGCGGCACGGGCCTGCAGCCGCTACTGGTCGTGGGCGACTTCCGCGGCTACGTGGTCGCGCAACGTGCCGGCATGACCGTCGAGTTCATTCCCATGTTGATGGGTAGCAATAATCGCCCGACAGGTGAAAGAGGCTGGTTTGCATGGGCCCGTGTCGGTGCCGATGTGGTCAATCCGGCCGGTTTTAGGTTGCTGAGGAACAAGTCGTAATACAATGGAGGCCGGAGAGTGTAGGCTCTCCGGCCTCTGCCGGAACATCTATTCAGGAGATGCCCGACCATGGAACAGCGTACCTGCCCGGGTTGTGAGCAGCAGTACCGTCCGACCGCCAAGCATCAGAAGTGGTGCTCACTAAGGTGCGGCGACCGTACACGGCGTCGCCGGTACGGTGACCGCCGAAGAGACCGTGAGTCTTTCCGCGCACCAGTGGCAATCGACCGTCCGTGTCGCTACTGCGGTGTGTCGTTCTCGTCGACCGACGGTCGGCAGTACTACTGCGCGGACGATTGCAGCCGGACGGCTAAGAGTCTTCGTGAGGCTTACCGCCGGTACGGCATGACCATGGAGCAGTACCGCGCCATGTGGCTGCATCAGGGCGGGGTGTGCGCGATCTGCGGTATGCCGGAGCGGACGCAGCGCAATCGGCTGCTGGTCATTGACCATGACCACACGACCGGTGCTGTACGGGCTTTGCTGTGCTCGCAGTGCAACCGGGCGCTCGGTCTGCTCGGTGATGACCCGAAGGTGATCGACGCGGCGGCGGAGTACGTGCGCAGGTACCGCGACCTGTGATCAGTTCTCGCACGGCGGGCATGCTCAGCCCGCGCTCGCCGTGCGTCAAGTCCTGTCCTGGCTGAGAGGAGAAACAGGTGAAGTTTTCGAGGATCGCTGGCGTGGTGCGCTGGAGTGGTGGTACCACGCTGTTGCGCCGCAACCAGAGCGCGGACGATGACCATCCGCTGGTGGTGGAGCGGCCCGACCTGTGGACGGATGAGGTGCCGGGTGCGTCTCTGTCGTCTGCTCGGAAGGCGGCTTCGCCTGCGGTGGAGCGGGCGACCCGTGCGCCGGGTGAGGTGCGGCAGACCCCGCGGCGCGGTCCCGGGCGTACGCGGAAGGTGACCGAGCCGGAGGTGGATCCGGCCGCCGGTCAGGTCGACACCGATGAGTGACCCGAACGGCCGGGTCCAGATCGTCTACCTGCATCGGCACTCGGTCAGCCACAGCTGGCACGAGTCCATGATGCGGCTGGTCGGGTACGACGCGGCCAACGGGGGACGGATCGTCGACACCGCCGGCCCGTACATGATCTCTGCCGACGCGGGTGGGCTGGTCGAGGCCAGAAACCTGGGGGTTCAGCGGTTCCTGGATGAGACCGACCACGAGTGGTTGTGGTTCATCGACACGGACATGGGGTTTCTGCCGGACACGATCGACCGCCTGGTCGAGGCTGCCGACCCGGCCGAGCGTCCGGTGGTGGGCGGGTTGTGTTTCGGCCTGCAGGAGGTGTGCTACGACGGGTTTGGCGGGCGGAGGGTGCGGCCGGTTCCTACCTTGTTTGTGCCGGTGCGCACCCACGAGGGTGTGGTCGGGTTCACCACCCGGTGGACCTATCCGGCCAACACGGTGCTGCAGGTGGCGGGTACGGGCGCGGCGTGCCTGCTGATCCACCGGGGGGCGTTGGAGAAGCTGCGGGCCGAGTTCGGCGACTCCTGGTTTGATCGGGTGCGCTACGACGACGGGCAGCTGATCAGTGAGGACCTGTCGTTCTGCGCGCGGCTGATGCAGCAGGGGATTCCGCTGTTCGTGCACACCGGTGTCAAGACGACCCACCACAAGCAGTTCTGGGTGGGCGAGGAGGACTACACCGTTCCCCAGCTGGTGGCCGGCGGCGGCCCGGTGGCCGGCAGTGGCTGAGGCCCTGGCCGCGGGGGTGCTGGAGTGAGGGTCATCATCGCCTGCGCCGGCTCGGGCGCCAAGTGGGGCAACCACACCGGCGTCCCGCGGCATCTGGTCCTGGTCGACGGGGAGCCGCTGCTACACCGCACGGTCCGGCAGGCCGCGGCGTACTCGGCCGATGTCCGGATCACCTCGCCGGATGATGGGCGGTACGTCCTGCCCGGGACCGTGCGGCACGTCATCCGCGGCCAGCACGTCAACGAGTACGCGTCCACCCGGCATCTGTGGTCGGGGGTTGGGCGGACGGTGCTGCTGTACGGGGATGTCTACTACACCGATGAGGCCATGGCGGCGGTCTGCGGGTACGACGGGCGGCTGTGGCGCATGTTCGGGCGGGCGGGTCCGTCGGTGTTGACCGGTACCCCGTGGGGTGAGGTGTTCGCGGGTTCCTGGCTGCCTTCGCATCACGGGATGTTGGACCAGCATATGCATCTTGTGGCGTTGGCGTACGCGTCCGGTCACATCCGCCGTTTCACCGCGTGGGAGTTGCTGAGGTCGGTTCAGCGGACCTCTCTGCGGGAGCACGTGGTGGATCCGGTCTGGTTCGGGGAGATCGACGATTTGACCGACGATTTTGACGTGCCGGCTGACTACGACCGGCATCCGGCCGCGGGCGGGCAGTTGGTCGGCGGTATCCGTATCCAGGAGGGCTAATGGGCGGTGCCGTGGTACTGGCGGCTGAGCGCCGTTGGGAGTGTCCCAACTGCGCCGCGAAGCATGTGACCCGCGAGCCGAGGCCTCACACCCCGTTTCACCGCTGCCGCGGGCTGGTGGGACTGACCACGCCGTTCGTGCCGGCCGGAACCCGCTGCAAGGTGGAGTCCCGCGACCGTGAGGACTATGTCGGCCGGGAGCAGGTGCAGACCGACGGGGAGGGCCGGCCGGTGATGGCGGTGGTGACCACCAGGGACGACGGGCAGGACTGCACGGTCTATGCCCCAGCCGCGACAGCACGTCGGGAGTAGAGATGGCATGGGCCGATAGCAAGATCTTCCGCGCGTTGATCGCGGACATTCTCGACAACACCGCCCCGGTGGACCTGGGCTCGGACGTGCCGAAGGTGGCCCTGTACGACAACTCGATCACGCCCGACAACGACGTGACCGCCGCGAACTCGGCCTACGACGTGGGCCAGTGGGGGACTGCGGGCGAGGTGTCCGAGTCGGGGCAGTGGGCTACTGGCGGTGTGGCGCTGGGCAGCGCCGCGCTGAACTCGGGCACGGCGGACGTGGTGTTCTACGACGCCGCCGACACCGCGTCGGGTGCGGCCGCCACCCTGGCTGATGTCCATGGCTGCCTGGTCTATGACGACACGCTGACCACGCCGGTCGCCGACCAGGGGTTGTGCTACAACTACTTCGGCGGCGCCAACTCGGTGGTGGCTGGAACGTTCACTGTGGTCTGGCACGCCAACGGCATATTCAGGATCACGCTCTAGCCGATCGACGCCGGGGGCTGATCCGCCGTGACCGAAGTCCTCTACGCCACGTCCCATATAGCCGGGACGTTCACCAGCCCCGAGAACGCGGACGGGAACACGCCCACCACGTGGGCGGGGCAGCTGAACACGAACGCAAGCCAGACGTCCCGCTGGGCCATCGGCGACCCGGTTGATCCGCTGACGGCGGCGGCGACGCAGACCATCCGGGTGGTGGCGCGCAAGGGGTCCAACTCCGGCACGCCGACGATCGCCCTGAACCTGTATGAGGCCGGGGCGCTGGTCCAGTCCCTGGTGGGCGCGACCGGCGTCACCGACCAGGTCGGGCAGGACATCACCGGAAACTTCGACTCGTCGGCCATCACCGATCGGGCCGCGGTCGAGGTCGAGGTGGTGATGTCCGCCGTCGCCGGGTCCGGCACTGTGCGTAACTCGGCGCAGGTGTCGCTGATCGAGTGGACGGCGGACACGTCCGTGTCCGCCGACACCGACGTGGACGCTGGCGTGGCCGCGGCCACCGGAGCCGCGTCGGGTGCCGCGGTGAAGGTGTCCCCGGTTCCCGCCACCGCGGCCGGTGCGGGCGCCGCGCAGGACGCCACCGTACCGGTGGGTGGGCTGATCTCCGGGGCCGTCGGGATCAACCCGCAGACGCTGAGCTGCGCCGTGGGTGAGCGGCTGGTCTGCATCGCCCACTCGCGCGGCGGCGCGACCGGCTTCGCCGTCACCCCCAACGCCGGCGGCGCGTCGTGGGTGAACCGGGTCGCCGAGGCCACCCTGCCCACCAATGACACCGCCCGCCGGTCGCTGGCGGTCGCCGAGCTGGTGCCGGAGTCCACGGTCACCGACGAGGTGTTCACCGCGTCCTGGTCGGGCGACTCCACCGACGCGATTTGGCTGCGGGTGCCCGAGGGCGGCAGCTTCGAGTTCGTCGGCGCGTCGGTGGGCGACTCGGACACGGGGACGGTGACCAGCCAGGCCACCGGTGCGGTGGAGGCCCCCGCCGGGGACCTGCTGCTGGTCACCGCGGCGGTGATCCGCGACGGCGGTGCCGCCGGGATCGCCTGGACTGTTTCGGAGGTGAACCCGGCGCTGGACGGCGGCGGGAACCTGCTGCTGGACAACTACGCCGGCAAGGGTGCCGGGGGGAACTCCGGGGCGGCCGGGTACCTGAGCCTGACCGGCCAGTCGGCCGACTCGTGGTCGGACACGGTCACCCTGCCCGGCGGTGACGGGGCAAAGCAGATCACCGCCGCGCTGGTGGCGTGGTCAACCGCCGCGGCCGGCGCCGCGGACGCCAATGCCGGCGAAGCTTCCGTATCGGCAGCTGCCGCCGCGCCCGCGGCGAAGGTCGAGCCGGCCACGACCGCCGCCACCGCGGCGGGTGCCGCCGCAGACACGACGGCCGGGATCTCCCCGACCCCAGCCGCAGCTGCCGGGACGGCGGCGGGGCTGGGTGTGTCCGCCCGGGTGGCGCCGGCCGCCCCGGTCGCCGGCGGCTCCGGCGCGGGCCTGGCCGTGACATCCCGGGTCGCCCCGACCGGCGGGTCCGCGACCGGCAGCGCGGCGGCGAATGACGCCACGGTGGTGGCCGGGGCGATGACCAACGCGCCAGCTGGGAACGCGGCCGCGTCCGCTGCCGCGCAGGACCCGGCCGCTGCGGTTGGCGCGGTCGCCCAGCCCGGCACCACCGTGGCGTCAGCCAACGGCGCCGGCGTGGCGACCGGGACCAACGCGCCGGCCATCACCGCCGCCGCGTCCGCCGTGGCCAACGGTGGGGGCGTGGCGACGTCCCGACAGGCGCCAGCGCAACTGGCGGCAGCGGCCGGCTCGGCGCCCGCGGCGGTGTTGAGCGTGCTCGCCGCCGCCGGCGCGGCAGCGGCGCTTGGCAGCGTTCCGGATGTGCAAATCACGGGCGCGCCGGTGCCGGGGGCGCTGGCCACCAGCGCGCCTATTGCCGGACTGGTCGCCGCCGCCGCCCCCGGCGGACTGGTCGCCACCGCACCGACCGTCACCCTGACCGCGAGCTGAGGAGGTGCGATGCCGGACGTAGGCGATCTCGCCACCGCAACCCTGACCGTAACCCCGTCCGACGGCACCACGGCAGCCGCCCTCACCCTGAACGCGCCAGACGGCACCGACAGCCAGCCGTCGGCGTCGACAGCGGACTCCGGTGCCACCTGGACCGCCATCGTCACCTACGACCAGGCCGGGTGGTGGCTGCTCACCTGGACCGTCACCGGCACCGGCGCCGGGGTCGAGCACCAGCGCGTGTTCGTGCCAGAACCGCCGACCGCCGGCGGCGCACCCGCGTACACCACGCCGGAGTTGGTGAAGGAGTCCCTGAACGAGCCGACCGGCCGTGACGACCTGATCGCCGAAAAGATCCGGTCCGCGTCCCGGTCGGTCGACCGGCACTGCGGCCGGCGGTTCTGGCTGTACACCACCGCAACCGCGCGGATCCTCAACCCACGCGGCCGGGTCGTGGCCGACCGGGAGGGTAGCCGGCTGCTGGTCGACGACATCGGCCACCTGACCGGGCTGGTGGTCGAGCTGGGCTCGACCACAGCCGGCTGGACCGCCATCACCACGCTGGTCGAGGCCGAGCCGACCGACGCCATCAGCAAGGGCGAGCCGGTCACCTCACTCCTGCACGCCGGCCGGTGGCTGGCCGGCCCGCGTGTGCGGGTCACCGCCCGCTGGGGCTGGCCGGAGATCCCCCAGGTGGTCCGCGAGGCCACCCTGATCCAGGCGCTACGGCTCTACAAGCGTAAGGACTCGCCCGAGGGTGTGCTCGGCAGCGCCGAATGGGGTGCGGTGCGGGTGTCCCGACTCGATCCGGACGTGGCAAAGATGCTGGAGACGCTGGTACTGCCGGGGTTCGGCTGATGGACCTGGGCGGGATCTGCGCGGCCATCGCAGCAGCGGCCAAGACCGCCGGCACGCCGGCGGGCGGCAAGCCACTGACCGCGACGTCATACGTGCCCGACGCGATCACCGAGCCGCATTTCTTCGTCGCCGAGCCGGAGATCGACTACGACAAGACGTTCGGCCGTACCGCCGAGCTGCAGATCACGTGTCGGCTGCTGGTGGGCCGGCAGGACGACCAGGCCGGCCAGGCGCAGCTGCGGGCCTACCTGTCCACCGGCACCGCGGCCAGCGTGAAGGACGCGATCGAGTCGGCGCGGGGCGGGCCGGGCCAGCCGGCGCTCGGCGGGCTGGCGGATGACCTGTGGGTGCGGCGGGTCGAGCGGCCGCGCTACTACGAGCACTCCGGCACCCAGTACTACGGCGTCGACATCCAGGTCAGGGTGGTGGAGTAGATGGGCAAGCTGATCCTGCTCGACGCGCGGCTGTTCGTCGGCGCGGCCGATCTGAGTGGGCAGTCCAACAAGATCGAGCTGTCCAGCGAGATCGAGGAGAAGGACGTCACCAACTGGAAATCCGGCGGCGCCAAGGAACTGCTCGGCGGGATCGAGTCGGTGAGCATCGCGGCCGGTGGGCAGTGGGAGGCCGGCGACCCGGGCAAGATCGACGATCAGCAGTGGGCCAGCCGGCGGGTGCTGGACGCGTGGACGATGGGCGCCACCAGCGCGGTCGACACCGGCGTCGGCGCCCTGGCCTACCTGACCAAGGCGCTACGGACCAGCATCACCCTGCTGGGCGCGGTCGGGGACGTCGCCCCGTGGGAGGCCAGCGCGGTCGGCTCATGGCCGCCGGTGCGTGGCCAGTTCGCGCACCCGTCCGGGGTTGCGCGGACCACCACCGGCACAGGGACGGCGCTGCAGGTCGGTGAGGTCGGCGCCGGTCAGCGGATGTACGCCAGCCTGCATGTCCTGTCGGTGGCGGGCACCTCCGCACCGACGATCACGGTCACCGTGGCCTCCGATGAGGCCGAGGCGTTCAACGACGACCCGCAGGCCCGGCTCAGCTTCGCTCCGGCGACCGCAGCCGGCGGGCAGATCCTACGCACCGACGGTACGGCGATCGCCGATGACGACTGGTGGCGGGTCGGCTGGACGATCAGCGGCACCGACCCCAGCTTCCTGTTCGTGGTCGCACTGGGCATCGAGTAGAAAGAGGACAGCCATGGCCAAGAAGGTGCTGCTGGACGCGGTGCTCAGCATCGGCGGCAACGACCTGACGCAGTGGTGCGCGAAGGTCGAGGTGGTCGACGAGTACGAGGAGAAGGACGTCACCACGTACGCCAGCGGCGGCGCCAAGGAGGTGCTGGGCGGGCTGGAGTCCGGCAACGTCGGGATCAGCTTCAAGAACAGCCACACCGCCGGGGAGCTGGACGAGATCATGTGGGCGCTGCGGCGGACCGTGCCGGCGTTCACCGTCCGCGCCGACGCAGCGGTGGTGTCCACCAGCAATCCGCAGTACTCGGGGAACATCCTGATCAACCAGTGGTCGCCGATCGCCGGCAGCGTGGGCGACGTCAACGAATTCGACGTGACGTTCCCACTGTCCGGCACGCTGGTTAGGGCCACCTCCACCTGATGGCCGTCAAGCGGTCCGGCGGTGGCCCGGTTGAGCTGACCGTGCAGCAGCAGGGATTGCAAGAGCTGGCGCGGGCACTGAAGGCGGAGGCCGACGGCAAGGCGCTACGCAAAGACCTGATGAAGCAGCTGAAGGCTGCGGTGGAGCCGATCAGGGAGAAAGCGCGTTCAAACCTGATGTCGATCGGCTCGGCTGGGCTGACCGAGGGTGCCTCGCTGCGTACGGCCGTTGCCAGTCAGCTCAAGGCGGAGACGCGGCTGTCCGGCCGGTCGGCCGGGGTGCGGCTGCGGGTGCGCCGCAAGGGTATGCCGCGCGGGTTCGTCAACGCCCCGAAAGCGTTGAACACGCCGAAGGGGTGGCGGCACCAGGTTTATGGCCGGGACGTGTTCGTCCAGCAGATCGCGGTGCCGGCCGAGTGGTTCGACCGGGCTGCCCGTGAGGGCCGAAAGCCGGCGCAGAAGGCCGCCATGGAGGCGGTGGAGGCGATGGCGCAGCGGGTCGCCGACCGAGCGAAGTAGAGGAGCGTCGTGTACCTGGTCTACCACCCCGAGGGTGACGAGGCGGAGCAACGGTGGGCGTACGACCCGCTGAAGCTACGCGCGACCGAGCGGGAGATGTTGGAGCGCCAGACCGGTGAGAATTTCACCGAGTTCACCGGCAAGGTGCTGCAGGGTAACGCCCGCTGCCGGCGGGCGTTGTTGTTTCTGTTCCTGCGCCGTGAGCACCCGCGTGTGAAGTTCGACGACGTTGATTTCGGCTGGGACGAGCTGCGGCTGGAGTACTCCCGGCAGGAGTTGGGGCAGATGCGGGAGCAGGTCGCCGAGCGGATGTCCGGTGACGAGCGCGACGCGGCGCTGGCCAGGCTGGATCAGGAGATCGAGACCGCCTACGACGACGCGGATGCGGAGGGAAAAGCCCGGCTGCCGATCGCCGACTGAGGCAGCTCGGCAACGCCGCCCACCTGCTGGGGATCCGGCCTTGGGAGTGGGACCTCATGACCGTGCAGGAGTGCGACCAGGCGCTGGACTGGCTGGATCGCTACGAGCGGGAGATGGCCAAGGCGACGAAGGCGAGGTGACGGCACCATGGGGGCTGACACCTCGCTGATCTTCAACATTTTGGCCAAGGACAAGGCTTCGCGGATTATCGGCAAGGTCGGCGGCAACATCGGCAAGGTGTCCGCTGGCATCGTCGCGGCCGGTGTCGCCGCCGCGGTCGGGCTGGCCAAGGTCGGCGACGACTTCGACGCGGCGTTCGACTCGATCCGGATCGGCACCGGCGCGACCGGGGAACAGCTGGCCGGGCTGGAGGCCTCGTTCAAGAACGTCGCCACCCAGGTTCCCAACGCGATCGGCGACACCGCGACCGTGTTGGCCGACTTCAACACGCTGACCGGTGCGACCGGCAAGGATCTGGAGTCGCTTACCGAGACCTACCTGAACCTTGAGCGGATCACCGGCGAGAGTGTTGGGCCGGAGACGATCACCCGCGTGTTCGGCGACTGGGGCGTGGCCACCAAGGACCAGGCGGCCACGATGGATGACCTGTTCCGGGTCAGCCAGACCACCGGGATCGGGGTCGGCGACCTCGCCACCAAGGTGGTCCAGTTCGGCGCTCCGCTGCGTAACATGGGCTTCACCCTGGACCAGAGCGTCGCGCTGTTCGGCAAATGGCAGAAAGAGGGCGTCAACACCGAGACGGTGATGTCCGGGCTGCGTACGGCGTCCGGCAAGTGGGCGCGGGAGGGCAAGGACCTGCCCACCACGCTTGAGTCCACCATCGAGGCGATCCAGGGCGCCGGCTCGGCGGCTGAAGCGCAGGAGATCGCACTGGCGAACTTCGGCGCGCGGGCGGGTCCGGACATGGCCGCGGCGATCCTCGAGGGCCGGTTCGAGATCGACGAGCTGATGGCGACGCTGGCCGGCAACGAGGACACCATCAACGGACTGGCCACGGAGACCGAGGACTGGCAGGAGAAGCTGGCCAAGCTGAAAAACGAAGGCCTGGTGGCGCTGGAGCCGATCGCCTCAACTGTGTTCGGGCTGCTGAACGATGGGGTGCCGGTCCTGCGCTCGGTGGGGCAGTGGATGCAGAACAACGCCGGCACGGTAAAGGCGCTGGCGATCGCCCTCGGCGCGGTCGCCGGCACCATCCTGCTGGTGAACGCCGGGCTGAAGATCTACCACGGCATCCAGATGGTGATCCGCGCGGTAACGATAGCGTGGACCGTGGTGCAGTGGCTGCTCAACGTGGCGTTGACCGCCAACCCGATCGGGCTGATCATCGTGGGCATCGCCCTACTCATCGCCATCATCGTGCTGATCGCCACGAAGACGACCTGGTTCCAGACCATCTGGAAGGTGGTGTGGGGCGGCATCAAGTCGGCCGCGTTGGCGGTGTGGAGCTGGATCTCGGGCACCCTGTGGCCGGGCATCAAGCGCGTGTGGGAGGGCATC